GGAGAACAAGAAAACGATTATGAAGAAAATAAGGGATTTTCAGATGGAAAAACTATTGGAGGATATTTAGGTGTAAATAATACACTGGTAGATTGAAAGGAGTTAAAGAATGAACTTTAACAATATTTTACCTGATTGGAGAAATGAGGGGTCAGAACCTAGCAGCGGTCTTCAAGCAACAGGTTTTCAGCCGGGTTACAAACCGCCTGCAAATGTATTTAATTGGTTTTGGTCTAAGGTATCAAAAGCAATAAAAGAAATTCAAGAAATTTTAAGCGAAGTTGAAGAAAAGAAAACAGAAATAAAAAATATAGGGATACTGAACGGCACCGAAAGCGTATTTAATACATGTACTAGCCCGGGCTTTTATAAAGGGATATGGAATAATCCGTCTATGAAGCAAAAGGGTGATTTTACGCTTTTTGTTTTTGATGTGTCGTCTGCTAATACGGCAGAGGGTACAAAGGAAACAGTAGTAATGCAAGTTTTATTTCATGAAAATCAAGTCTCGGTCCGTTTGGGTGTGTTAGGTGTTCCGGCGAATTGGGGTAATTTCTCTCCGATAGCAACAATGTCTAATATATCAAACATAGAACAAAAGATAGGCAATTTATCAAATCTTACTACAACGGCTAAAACAAATATCGTTACAGCGATAAATGAGTTGATAACGTCAATATCAAAAAAAGCGGATAAAGTTACAAATAACGGATTTGTAGCCGGAGGAGCGGAAGCCGGAAAAGTCGGCAGTATATCAATTGGAAGCGGTATAAGCTCCACCGGAGAATATGGAATAGCAATTGGAGCCGGAGCGGAAGGTACAAATGATAGTGTATCAATAGGACATGGGTCAATTGCTTCCGGGATTGATTCCGTTGCAATAGGAGATGTAGCGGAAAGTTTGGCTCAAAATGCTGTGCAAATATGCGAAGGCAGTAACAGCGAAAGTGAAAGTCTGCAATTTAGAAAATATAAAATAGTTAGATATGATACCACAGACGATGAATATTATTTGAAAGATGTTGGCAGGTTGAGCCGATTATATACTACTAATCGGTCAAACATCGTTGAAGCAATTAATGAATTAGACAATGAAGCGGAAAATAACACAACTGAATTACTATCAAAAATAACGGAACAAAATAATAGCTTGATAATGCTGATACAAATGCTTGCTAATACTGGGATTAACATAGTTCCATTACTCGAAATGCTGGGTAACACTATTACCGTTATTTCTGATACTGTAACTCAAATGTATCAATACTCTGACAATAATAATCCTGATAATAAATTAAAAGGAATTGTTTATGCACCAAATCTTGAAACAGTTGAATCACGTTCGATAGACGATAATTCAGGCATGACAACAATAATCATGCCAAAAGTCAAGACAATTAAAAGTCAAGGCTTTTGGGCTAGTTATGGACTTAAAACGGTCTTTATACCTAATGCTTGTACATCTCTTGCCACTAACGCATTTTCTATGTGTGGAAATTTAACTAACATATATATTGATAATGTCGAAGGTACATTTGGAGATATAGCAGCAGATTCAAGTTTGCCTAATTTAAAAGTTACATATTTAAAAAAGTGAGGTGTCTAAAATGGAATACAGACTAATAAATGGTATTTGCCATATATGCAAATATAAAACGGTTGTAACAAATGAGAATGGTACAAAACTTGAATTTTATCATTTGGACGAGGTTGAAACTAATCAGTCATTGGAACTACATCAGCAACTCAGCGACTTGCCAGCTGAGATTGTTCCTCTTGATGTATCAGACTGTATTTGGCTTGACGGTAAAGAGTTCTCGTTTGATACAGAAATTATTCAGGCTTATGAAATGGGGGAAACAGAATATATAAAATATCTTTTGGAAAAATCCCGTCTTAACAATGCAAATCTGCTTAATGAAATTAAAACATTGGGTCAGGCTCAGACTGATTTAGAGTTAGAATTAATCGAACAGGGACAATACATAACAGACCTCGAATTACAACTTTTGGGAGGGGGTGAAAGCAATGTATGAAAAGATTAAAAACAGATACGAAAAAGGATATGTAACCAATAGTCAGCTTATGCGTTATATATCACTCGGAGTATTGACGGAAAAGCAGGCAGAAAAAATTAAGGCGTTGGAGAATGAATAATTATGATAATTGATTATAAAGTTGATTCGCAAATTTTACGCAGAACCAGCAGAAATTTAATAGTGGCGGACAGCATAAAATATTTGGCTGTCCGTTTTAATTTTTCTGATGAATGGAAAGGCACTAAAAAGACAGTTGTTTTTTTATATGATGGATATAACTATACTGTTCTTTTGGACGAAAATGAAATGGCGATTGTACCGCATGAAGTAATTAAAAGTCCAGGATTTAATCTGTCTGTATATGGCACGAATAACGGAATGAGAATAACGTCAAGCACTTGTAAAGTATCTGTTATAAATAGCGGATATTGTGAGGGAGAAACACCATCCGAACCTACACAAACAGTATATGAACAAATATTAGATAGATTAGATAACAATGGTGGAGGAGTAGGAAAAAACGGAAAATCAGCTTATGAAATAGCTGTGGAGAATGGATTCAGTGGAACTGAAATTGAATGGTTAGAGAGCCTAAAAGGTCAGCCGGGCAAAGACGGAATAAACGGAGCAGACGGCAAAGACGGAGCAGATGGCAAAGACGGAGCAGATGGCAAAGACGGAGCAGATGGCAAAGATATAACAGCTATAAATGATTCCGAAACCTCATCAGAGACTACGTGGAGCAGCGTGAAGATTACTACTGCTAATACGGAACTCCAAACACAAATTAATAATACATACATTCATCACCTGAATGATAGTAACAATATTGGCAATGAGGTATATGACGGAGCGGTTCTCACCATAGTTGATGATGACGGGTCTATTGAGTTTTTAAATAATTTTGTACCGATATATAAGGATAAGGGTGTTAGGTGCAGTTTTGCGGTTGTTGCTTGCAGAGCAGAAACACCAATAGGCACAACGACAAGCGGCGACCCTTATGTTGCTATGAATTGGAGACAAATAAAAGAACTTGTTCACGATGGATTTGATTTACAGAATCATACATACAGTCATGATGTTAAAGTGTTTCGAACAGGCGAAAATTTAAACGAGGAACAACTTGAACATCAATTTGGGGACGCCGATAAATTATTTAGACAAAACGGACTTGATTATAACTGTATGGTATATCCATGGGGCACGGCTCAGGCAATTAAAAAAAGGATTGCAAAACGATATGCAAAATATGGAATGACGTTGATTAGCGGTGACACAGGATTAAATGATGAAATAAGTGAGCCTATGGCAATATCAAGATACACATTGCAGAGCGGTTCAACTAGTTTAACAAGTGCTAAATCTCAAATTGACACAGCCATTGCCAACAAGCAATGGCTTATATTATGCACCCATGCAAACGCAAATCAACCCAGTGCTGATACATTGGAAAATATTATTGATTATGCCATCAGCAAAAAAATACGTATAGAAACATTTTCGAGAGCCGCAAGACTTAAGGCACCTGTGTATTATACAGGCGAGGGAGACAATATGTTTCGGGTTATGCCCAACGGTGATACAAAATGTAAGCTTGATGATGATACTATAAGATATATTGTGCAAAGAGCAACCGCATTAGGATTATTTGAGGACACAGAAGCGAGCATATCAGCAAGTTACGGAAAAACTCAAAACATAGCAGGTGACACATTGGACAAGTCGTTTATAACAGTAATTTTGACCATGACAAGCGGAAAAGAAAACACTGTAACAGATTATACAATAGTTGAAACGGATTTGACGTTGGCAGAGGGCGAAAATACGTATCATATAAAATATAAAGGACTTAGTTGTACATTAACGGTAACAGCGATAGCGGCGGCAGAAGCAGCGGAGATTACACAACAGCCGCAAGATGTTACAGCAGCGGTCGGAGAAACTGCAAATATGTTAATAATTGCAAAAGGTACAGGCTTGACTTATAAATGGCAGTGGCTTGACGTGAGAGGTGATAACCCTGTTGGTACATGGACTAATTGTGCAGACGGCACATCAAGCACATTGCAGTTTACAGTAGAGCCGTATCATAATTTACGCAAATACAGATGTATCGTGACAAGTAGTATGGGGGAAATACTAACATCTGAAGTTGTAACATTGCATATAGGAAGCAATTACAGCACATTGATAGAGCACACCTCTGAATCAGAAGCTATCGAACGAACGTGGTATAGTATTCCCTTATCAGCAGGTGCGTATCATTTCAGAGCAACAGTGGAAAAAGCTGAATATGCTTGTACATTCCAGCTTAAGACAGCTACTAATAATATTGATGATAAAAATGGTACGGTTATGTTTATAGCGCCAACAGGCACGTTTAACGCTTCAAGTGCAATATATACGTTTGAGGGTGATTTTACGTTATCTTCAAGCACGGAATACCTATTTTTGTACACCAAGGGAATTACTGCCGGAAAAACTATAACTATTGAGTATTATAAAACTAATTAGGAGGGCAGAGCATGGACGAAAATGAGGCAGCAATCAGAGAGCGGCTGACGGCGGTTGAATCCTCCGTCAAGTCTGCTCATCATAGGATAGACAACATTGAAGAGCTGACCCAATCGGTGAAATCTTTAGCTGTTGAAACTAAATATCTCAAAGAAGATATTTCTGATGTTAAAGAAAAAATAGACGTTATAGCCGGACGACCTTCACAGATTCTCACGGTTATTATAACAGCACTAATAACGGCGACTGTAAGCGGATTTGTAGGATTCGCAATCACAAATTTATTAAAATAAGGAGGCAAAAAAGCATGAAGAATAACATAACGGCAGGAACAATAGCAAGAACCATAGTATTAATATTAGCACTAGCAAATCAGGTATTGGCTATGTGCGGTAAGCAGGTGCTAAATATAGCGGACGATGATATATATCAGGTTATAAGCCTATTATTTACAATTGGTGCGGCAGTATGGGGCTGGTGGAAGAATAACAGTTTTACCCAGGAGGCTATAAAGGCGGATGAGGTAATGACAGAGCTTAAAGAAAACGAAAATTAGCGGTTGACAAATTGAATACATAAGTATATAATAATAGCAGATAAGAGATAACCGTTAAACGGTTGTCATAGTCGGGTTAAAATTTATATAACCGTCCTGTGCAAGAGGGCGGTTATACTGCTTTTATGGAGACAATCACAAAAATTATTATGATTGAAACAATTACTTTTAATAAGTATTTCCACATAAGCTACACCTCCTTTCAGCTGTGAGAAACAGCATATGGAGATGACAACCGTCCTTCAATTTCCTCTTACCTGCTCGACAGTATTATACAAGAATATACATAAAAAATCAAGTTAAAATAGCATTACGGGATGTCACTAAGTGGCATTCTTTTTTTGTTATAATATAATAGATTGGAGGAATATAAATGGCAAAGATATACATAGACCCGGGGCACAACCCAACCGGAGATGATACGGGAGCCGTAGGATATGGATTGAAAGAACAAGATGTGTCTGTGCAGGTGGGAATAATCCTTAGAGAATTATTATTGGTTAGCGGACAAACGGTAAAAATGAGCCGTGAAAATATAACTGATACGGTAGCGCAAGGGTTAAGCGCTAGTCTTGCAGGCAGATACAACGCCGCCAACAGCTGGGACGCCGATATATTTGTCTCGATTCATTGCAATGCGGCAAATACGAAAGCATATGGCTGTGAGACATATTATTGCACAGGCAGTACTCAGGGCAATGCGTTAGCTGAGTGCGTACAGCCGCATATGGCCGCGGAGACGGAAAGGTATAACAGAGGTGTCAAATCTGCCAATTTTGCGGTTATAAAACACACAAATATGCCTGCTATATTGGTAGAGACTGCATTTATAGATAACTATGACGACAATAGATTTTTAGCCAGCGAGGACGGAAAATATAAGTGCGCAACAGCGATATACAAAGGTATATGCGACTATTTGGGGATAGAATATAAATTGGAAAGCGAGGACGAACTAATGAGCAGAGAATATGAAGAATTAAAGGCAGAAAACGACCGTCAGAATGACATAATTAATCAAATGGGAACAGAGCTTGAGGAATTGAGGAACACTGCAAAATCTAAAATTTATGATTACATAGATGACAATATGCCTGAGTGGGCAAGACCGACAATAACTAAGTTGGTTGACAAGGGATTTTTAAAAGGCGATGAGGAAGGCAAGCTGGGGCTTACCTATGACTTGATGAGAATGTTAATAATTAATGACCGAGCCGGAATATATGGCGTATAAAAAGATAACGGGGTAGCTTTTGCTACCCCATTATTATAATTGTTTGGCTCTAAAAATCATATATGTTTTTTAGAGCTTCGCGCCACGGAATTTGTCTTACCAATTTAATGGTATTCGTTACATACAAATCGTCAACTACATCCTTCTTAATAATATCTCCTGCTTCGATTTCAAATAATGCTATATCGTTTAAATTTCCATAATAACAATTAAATATATCATATAGATTCTTAACATAGTGATAAC